TTCTAGAATGTGCTTTTTAGCCATTAGAATAATTCTCCTTGTTTTTGAATTTTTTTTGGAATAAAATATCGAGCAACTTTTTTACCGTTTGGTGTTGTAAACCAATCAGTTTGAATGTTATGGCCTAGATCTCTCAAGTCTTTAATTCGAGCCGATAGTCTAAAAGAACCAAACTTTTCTAAAGCATCAATAGTTGAAAGTGAGCCACCACTTTCTAAATAAAGAAGGATGGCTCTGTTTTGTCCAGTTAATTGTTTCATAGCTCCTCCGACCTTTGAAACTCAACGTACTCATCATCTTTGACAATTTGCATTTGCCATTTGCCAACTATTGAATCATTACTGCTAGAACTCCACCATGTAGGATCTTCTTTTTCGTACTCATAATCAATGAGATGAAATTTTTTTTCTTCCACGATGTAGCTAGATTCTTTTAGCTTGCGAAGTTTTTTTGAACCAAAGCTAGAAGGCCAAATGGTTCTGTCTATATCCCATTGAATTTCTTGTAACCTGTCGGATAAAGAATATTCGCTATTGGCATAAACTTTGATAGTAAAGCATCTCATTGGCCTTTCTCCTCTAAATAAATTTCCTTCCAAATTTTTGCATCAATATTGTCATTGATGTTTTCCATCTGAGCAATAGTTAACTCACTAAAAACTAAATCAAAGACGTTTGCTACACAATCGTCATCTCTCTCTAACATTTTATAAAATGCTTTTCTAGTGGTGTCTATTGAAAACTGCCATGGGTTTTTACCTTCATGGTCTTGAATTGTTTGTGATGTAAAATTTTTCATGTCAAGGATGGTTGATAGTATTTTTTAAGAAAATAAAAATGAGGATGCTTATGCATCCCCATACGATAAACGTAGTCATACACCACCTCTAACTAATGGTGGTCTAGCATTACGTTCTAAATACCAATCCATGCTTGCTTGCTCTAAATCTGAGAAGTTAAGCTGTCCAACTAAATGGCTGTAATCATATCCAACGAATTGTGCTAATTGCATAATCCTTGCATAGATCTCGTTGTATCTGTGTCTAATCTCTGTTAGATACCATTCACGAAATACACTTGAATTTCTAAATCTTCTTGTGTAAACAACGTCAGTTAACGGATCTGGAGCTTTATCAACGACATAATTGTGATAATCTGCCATTCTGTTTTTAAATTTAACTGGTACGCATCTCCAGTAAGAGTTAGATCTTCTGAGATTTTTTTCATCTGCCAACCAAGTTTGGATGACGATTCCAGTTTCATACCTTTGTAAAGGTACTATCAATTTTTTTAATTTAACCTCGTAACTAGAGATAAGCATATGTATCTCAGCTTCGGGTAAATTGATTTGATGTTTGGTCTGTTCCATGTTAGTTAATAGAAATTAGTTAACGGAAAGTGAAAGAGGGGAGGTTCGAGTTAAAAAGCATATTCCTCTGGGGTCGCTTACCCATGCCCCCTCATTAAACACATTAACATAGATGTATACCTTTGTCAAACAATTGATAAATTACCTATAGACTTTTTGTATGAAATATGCCAACATAGAATACATGGATAACACAAAAAATTACAAATCACCAGTAGACATTCTTATCGAAGAGTTTGGTGGTATCAGGCCACTTGCTAGAGCCGTAGGTAGAAATAGCGGTAGCATTTGGAAGTGGTCTAAGTCTGGACTAGTTCCTTCTAATATGCAACAAAAGGTTTTAACTGTTTGTTGGGATAAAGATTTAAACGTGACTCCCCACGATATTATTTTCGGTAGAAATTGATATGCAACAAACATTATTTAAGTTAGCTGATCCAGAAACTAACTTTAGTAGTGTTCATGTAAAAGATTTTATTGTTAAACCTGTTTCTATACAGCAAGTTAGAAATTTTGTTGAAAATTGGCATTATTCTAAAAATATTAATGGATTAAGAGTTTCCCATGTGTTTGGTTTGTATCACCATAATGATTTAGTAGGCTCTATTATCTATGGCTCATTGTCTATGGCAAACACATGGCAAAAGTACGGCAACAGAGAAGACGAGGTTATAGAGCTTAAAAGGTTATGTTGCGTAGATGATACAAAGAAAAATACAGAAAGTTTTTTTATTGCCAAAACAATTAAATTTTTAAAAAAATTTACTAATTATAAAACCATAGTTTCTTATGCAGATCCTTTTTATAACCATAATGGAACTATTTATAAAGCTAGTAATTTTAAACATAAAGGATATACGGATAAAAGTAAGGTAATACTTTATAACGGCAAAATTTACCATGATAAAGCTATAAGGTCTGTTGATGACAATAAAAACTACAAACCATTTACTTATGAAATAAAAAAAGCATTGTTAGAAGGTAAAGCTAGATATATAAACAAACCACCGAAGCACATATATTGTTATCAGATACACAGAAAAAAAGAAAATAATTTAATTAAAACTAAAATAATAAAACAATTAAATTTATTATGAATTGCTATTGGTGTGATAATAAATTATCTCTGGTTTTTGAAAAAGAGATAAAAAATGATCCATTTTCTGTAAGAACCATTTTAGAATGTAACAAATGTCAATCTCAATATTATATTTTAAAAAAAAGAGATGCTTACGACTAGCCAAAAAAAAAGAGGGTTTTTATACCCTCTAGTCTTTTTAGTGTGAAGTGTAGGCGGTAAGGCGGTTCTTTAAGGAAAGATTACTTACGCTTTAATGATAACAATGTCACCTAGTCAACCTACATATTATGTATTGCCAGAATCTTGGTTTACATCGTATTCTACAACCTCCCAAACGTGTATAAACGTCTGTAACCAATCTATTTGCTGACCAGTTAACTTTTCCCTATATGGAGGGCTAGTTAAATCATCCGCTGACATATTAGGTAGATGATGTTTCTTGCAGTAAGCTTGAAATTGTTCTACTAGCCATAGTTGTTGTTTAGCTAAAGTCATTTTTAAAACTCCTGTCTTTGGATTGAATCTTGTAACTCCTCTAATTGTGATTGTGGGAGAAATCTTACAAATGAATCTATAAGTTGATGATCTGTGTAATTAAGATCTCTTAACTGGTCGATCATGTGGTCTTTGAGTTCTGATGGTGTCATGTCAAATAAGGATTAGGAATAAAAGTAAATAAGGAAATAGTGCAAAAGCCATCATTTAGCTCCTTTTTTGCGATAAACAACCGCATAACTGCATGACTCTGCTAATTCTGGATTGAGTACGTTTTCACAAAATTTGTCGTACTCTGGCTCTAACCAGTTTTCTAATTCATTATCTGAATCAGAGTAACAAGAAACTTTTAAATCGTTTCCTCTTCTCACATAGTCGAGGTCGATAGCTTGAACTAATTCCTCATAATCACAATCAATAGTAAATACTATTCTGTATTTCCAATCATGTGTAACCTGATCGGTAACTATTGGATAATCGCAAAGTGACATTGGCATGGTCTTAAAAAATAAATAATGTGAATAAAAAAAGGGTGAAATTATTCACCCAAGTATGCGTCTACAAGTTCTTTATATTCAACAGAACCTTGGACTAAATCTTTGCTAGTGATGTTAGCAATAGTAGAGCTAGACATAAAAGCATTAATAAATGCATCTTTAACTCCTTTACCCTTAACATCTCTATAGTCTGTGTGTAATGCTTGATCGCAAAATACAACAAATGCACGTTTACCCTCGGCTTTAGTACGCTTTAGCAATCTTGCATATGTACCGTTGAAAGTCATAAACCACAATGTAGCTTCTTCTACTATTTGGTTTGGTGTGAAAGTCTCTTCCATTGTCTGTAGTTAATTAAATTAGTTAGGGAAACAATCGGTTCGACATACCGATTACTATTAAGTGTATACATATGTCATACATATGTCAAGAAAAAAAATAAAAAATATTGCGATTTATCTAATATTTCTTTATATTATGGTTAATTTTACCTTTCTTATTAATGATTCCCATTACTCAGGTTACTAGAGAGTATGTTCAAGTAAATTCTGAGGGTTACCGTATTAATTCTAGTCATTGGAATTATTCTATAGACCAATCTGTAGTTGATTCTATTTTATTGTTAAGAGATGAATTTAATTTAGGTTATGGAACATTAGGGAAAGTTTTTAATTTACCCAGAGGTACAATTGCAAAAATCGTTAAAGGACAAATCCGCTGTCAAACTCCAGACCGTTGGAAAACAATCTACAAAACTCGGACGGCCTACAGAGAAAGTTGATCCTGTTGAAGCTAAAAAAATTTGTGATTGGATTGCTCACGGTAAAACTTTGAGGGAATATTGCCGTACAAATGGAAGCGTTCAATGGAGAACTATTTATAAATGGTTGGATAAAGATGAGGAGTTTCGGTCAGCCTTCGCACGGGCGAGGGATACAGGGTGTGAGATTCTATTTGAGGAGTGTTTAGAGCTAATTGATACTCCTCCTGTTTATTGTGGCTCTGAAGGGAACACACGCATCGATCCAAGCTTTATTAATTGGCAAAAGAACAGAGTTGAAACAAGAATGAAAATGCTTGCTAAGTTCAACCCCAAGCGGTTTGGAGATCGTCTAGGGGTAGACCATGATGGTGGAGTTGCATTAACAGTACTTACTGGAGTTCCTGAGAAATAACAGCATCAAAGATAATGTGCCATCTATCGCTATCTCCATTGTTTTCTGCGGAGTGAAGAACTTTATTGTTAAACCACCATACCTCTCCTACTTCAAGGTTTAGAACCCAGTTGCCACTAGTTAGAAAGCAATGTTGATTGCTTCTTAGTACGATATGAAACCTCTCATAATGATCTGCATATGTTCCCTGATCTATGTGCCTTGTTACTTGACTAGTGGACTTCAAGTTAACTATTAGTACCCTTCCTAACTCCTTAACTTGTAGCTTGTTTAATATTGGTCGCATCAATGGTATTAATGCTGTCTTGAGATATTCCATGCATGGATAGTCATATGCTCCAATGTCGTAAAGAAGATAGTAAGGAGACATCTTCAATGCCCCTCGAACATAGATAGTCTCGGTGTCTTTATGTGGTGACTTGGTAAATGTTTGCCTTGTTGTTATCTCATCCCATAACTCTGGCCTAGCATCCAACAACTCAAGCAATGGTTCAACGTCTAACCCATGAGCTATACGTTTAAAGTATTTTGTATGGGTCATAATCGGCCTTCTGTGTAGCTTCTTTACGTCTTTTAATGTATATGTCTTCGGGTTGTTTCTTACCAACTGGAAGGGCAAATGTAAGAGCTAGAGCATCCGCAAGATCAGGTGATCCACCACCCTGTAATCTCTTCTTAATCTGATCCTTAGACTCCAACACTCTCCTACCCACATTGTCGTACCAGTATATGGGTGTAGCCAATTCTTGTTTGAGTGCCACATTATCAGGTATCGCACCACCTTCCTCTACCCACTCCTTCATTAACCACCACATCTCAGTTCTACGGTTTATGTACTTATCGGGATATGTAGCCTTACCACCAAACGGTATCTCGATTACGTCATATTTAAGTTGTCTTAATCTATCGATTACACCACCTCCACCACCACTATCACAAAACACAGCATCAGGTTTATGCTCCTCCATAAGATTGGCAACCCTAGTAGCTAAATCCATATTGTCTATACCACGATAAATAACAGGTTTAAAAGCTTGTCTACCCTGTCTACGAAACACTACAGATCGATCATCCCCAAATCGTGCAATATCTACACCTAACACTACTGGCGAATGTCTCACATGATCTAATTGATACACACGTTTAGATGCTTCTTCGGTATCTGCTAATGCTATTAACTGATCATCACCCTGTGCTGAGAAGTCGCATAGATATTCCCTAGCAAAACTAGTCTCACTCATATCACGTTTAAGACGCTCTACCTCAGAAGGATGCAACGAATCTGTGTCATATACGGTATATCTAGAAGCTGTCCAATCTTCCTCATCAAGTGCTTTGTAATACAACTCGCTAAATAGATTAATACCTGACGGTGTACCAATAAAAATGCACCAACCCAAACGGTCAGATAGACAAGGCTGTACGATGTCCATCCACAATTCTGGTTTTATATTGGCAACCTCATCCAAAATACAACCATCAAGTCTTAATCCACGCATAGCATCAGGATTATCACCACCAAATAACCTAATAATTGCACCGTTATGTTTAAATTTTATAGATAATTCACCTTCATTTATTTCTATAG